GGTCATGTCGTAAACCTACTGAGGTTGGTGAAGGTTTTTTAACCTGCGGTGAGTGTCATGCTTGCAAAAGACAAGCGCACATGAAAGAAAGCTTAAAAACTTAGGAGGCTACTATGCCAATGGTAAACGGAAAGAAGTATGCATACACAGAAGCAGGCAAAGCTAAAGCTAAGAAAGCCGCAGCTAAAAAAAGAAAGACTGGTAAAAATACCAAAAAGGCTTGACATTTGAGCAAAAGTATGGTATAATATATAGTGTATAGTAACTAATGAGACAACCAAAGGGCCTCTATGAAACCTGAATTAGAAACATATTATAATAATTACTTCGACATCTTTAACACAGAAGGTTGGAAACAACTCTTAGAAGATTTTAAAAGTAATGCAAATATAATAAACTCAGTTGAAGCTACAAAAGATGTAGATGATATGTTTTTCCGCAAAGGACAACTTAACGTATTAGCACATCTAATTAACTTTGAAGCTATAACAACTAACAGCTTTGAAGACTTACAGAACAATCCAGAAGATGATTAAGGTATACGATTTCAAGTGTACCAATGGTCACTACTTTGAAGAATTTGTAGAAGAAGGTACTACAACCAGTAGGTGCGGTTGTGGCGCTAACGCTACAAGGGTCGTTTCAGCAACGCCATGCGTACTCGACGGTGCATCTGGGGACTTTCCCGGACGGCACATGAAGTGGGTACGAGAACATGAACAGGCTGGACGTAAATAAACTCCACAACCGTTAGGCGGAGAAGGTGAAATAATATGGCACGAGCACAACTCGTAGACGAGCGTTCGGAAGAAGAAGACAACAGCGTAGATAACATTGCAGAAGAGCAGGAAGTTATTGAGTCTCAGGAAACTGAGGTAGCTCAAGAAGACGTTCCAGAGAAGTATCAGAACAAATCCTTGCAAGAGGTTGTTCAGATGCACCAAGAGGCTGAAAAGCTTCTCGGCAAACAAAGCTCTGAGGTAGGTGAGTTACGTAAAGTTGTTGATGATCACATCCAGACACAACTCGCACAGCAACAAGCACCTGTACAACAGCAAGAAGAAGACGATACTGACTTCTTTGTTGATCCAAAGACCGCAGTTAGTAGGGCAATTGAGAACCATCCTAGAATAAAGGAAGCTGAACAAGCTACTCAGCAATATAAAAAGCAAACAGCTTTAGCGCAACTTCAAAGTAGACATCCAGACATGGAAGCTATTTTAAAGGACGCTAAATTTGCTGAGTGGATTAAAGGCTCTAAGATCAGGACTCAATTGTTTGCACAAGCAGATCGGGCTTATGATTACGAAGCCGCTGATGAACTGTTTTCCCTCTGGAAAGAGAGAGCTTCTGTTGCGAAACAGACAGTAGCAGTTGAGAAGCAAGCCCGTAAACAGCAAGTTAAATCTGCAAGTACAGGCAATGCCCGAGGAACAGGTCAAACTCAACGTAAGAAGATATATCGTCGTGCTGATATTATTAAACTTATGAAGACCGACCCAGATCGTTATGCATCTTTATCTGAAGAGATATTCCAAGCGTACGCCGAGGGTCGTGTTAAGTAGCCTAATCTAAAGGAGATTTATCATGGCGACTCAAACTTATCCCGGTACAGTAGGCGGCGGCTCCATTGTCAACAAAAACGCAGCCACAGGTGGTGCTGGAAACCACGTATTCATCCCTGAAATCTGGAGCGACGAAGTAATCGCAGCATACCAGAAGAACCTGAAGATGTCACCTCTCGTAAAGAAGATGTCAATGACAGGTAAGAAGGGCGATACAATTCACGTACCTTCACCTATCCGTGGCGCTGCATCTGCTAAAGTTGCAGACACCGCAGTTAACATTCAGGCGAACGTTGAGCAAGAATTGCAGATTGAAATCAATCGTCACTTCGAGTACTCACGTTTTATTGAGGACATCGTAGAAGTACAGGCACTCAACAGCCTGCGACAGTTCTACACAGAAGACGCTGGTTACCAGTTGGCTCTGACGGTTGACACTGACCTGATGAACTGTGGTACTGGTTTCGGTGACGGAGATCTTGACCTCAATGCGCCTACTGGTGCAGATTGGGTTAACAGTAACAGCTACTTCTTTGACGCTGCTACTGGCCTGAGTGCCTATGCTGCTGGTGGTGTAGCTACTGGTGACAACTTCACCGACGAAGGTTTCCGTGAGGCTATCAAGCTTCTGGATGACGCCAACGTACCAATGGAAGATCGTTGCTTAATCATCCCACCCGCTGCTCGTAAGACAGTAATGGGAATTGAGCGTTACGTATCTAGCGACTTCCGTGATGACCGCACTGTTAAGTCTGGTCTGATTGGTAACGTCTACGGTGTTGACATTTACGTTTCTAGTAACTGTCCTACGCTTGAGACTAACGTTCGTGGCTGTCTGTTCTTCCACAAGGATGCTATCATCCACGCGGAGCAGATGAATGTACGTTCGCAGACTCAGTATAAGCAAGAGTACTTGTCTACTCTATACACCGCTGACACCCTCTATGGTGTTCAAGTGTACCGTCCTGAAGGTGGCTTAGTACTAGCTGTCTTTGACGAGTAAGACCCCTTAGCCCCTTCGGGGGCTTTTCCTTTTCTTGTTTGCTTCAGGAGTAGCTTATGCCGATTTATAGGGGTGATGGAGGTTCAGGTGATTCGTCTACGGACGCCTACGCTTCAGAGATTGCCCAGTACGCACAAACAGCTACCGAGAAAGCAAACGAAGCTTCGGCCAGTGCAACGGCGGCTGCTAATAGCGCCTCTGCTGCTGCGGGTTCGGAGTCTGGCGTAGCCGCTGATGCTGCTGCTGCCAACCAAGCAAAGCTAGACGCACAAGCTGCACAGGCTGCTGCTGAAACCGCCGAGACAGGTGCAGAGTTAGCCGAGACAAATGCAGGCACACAAGCTACGGCTGCTGCTGGAAGCGCAACTGCTGCTGCATCCAGTGCAACTTCTGCGGCTTCGTCGTCAGGCACAGCAGCTACCAGCGCATCACAGGCTGCTACTGCCGCAATCTCTGCTAGTTCTAGTGCATCATCAGCATTGTCAGCATCTTCGGCAGCTAACTCTAGCGCAACTAATGCAGCTTCTAGCGCCACTGCTTCGGCTAACAGTGCAACTGCTGCGGCCAACAGTGCAACTGCTGCGGCATCTAGTGAGTCTACGACAGAAACACTTTACGACAGTTTTGACGAAAGATACTTAGGCGCTAAAGCATCTGACCCAACTACAAACAATCAAGGCGGCGCATTAATCGAAGGCGCTGTTTATTGGAACTCTGTAACCGACACCTTAAAGGTTTACAGCGGCACTGCTTGGGTTATCCAAAGCGGCGTAGGAACAGTAACCAGTGTTTCTGGCACAGGTTCAGTTAATGGAATTACACTTACAGGGGCAGTAACATCTAGTGGTAGTTTGACGTTAGGTGGTTCTCTAGTTTCTGTTGACGGAGGCACATACTAAATGACTACTATTATTACTAAGCATGGCTCAGGCCAGCCAGCAGCAGGGCAGTTAAGTGAAGGCGAACTCGCAGTAGACTTGACTAACAAAGAACTCTACACCAAGTCTGGATCAACTGTTATAAAAATTGGAGGAACAGGAGGTGGTGAAACAGGAACCTTTACAGACCTGACTGCAACCTCAAGCTTTACGTCCCCCGGCATCGACGACAACGCTACGTCCACGGCTATCACGATTGATGCTAGTGAGAACGTAAGCCTCAACACAGGTAACATCTCGGTAGCTAACAACAAAGGCTATCAAGGGCTAGATACAGGCGGCACCGCACGTACTATGCTCCGCAAGGGGACGGACAACTCAACTGAGATAATCACCTCCTTTGGCGAAAGCACTGTAATCAAGAACGGGTCAGTCGAGGCTATGCGCGTTGATGGCTCAGGAAACGTGGGCATTGGCAACTCAGAAGCCTTCCAAGCTGGTCAGACTTTAGCTGTAGGCGACGGAGCTTCCAACAGCGGTGTTACTGTCTACTCAGGAGTCACAGGCCAAGGGCGTATCTACTTCGGCGATACAACATCAGGCGCAGGTCAACGAGCCGGTCAGCTTTACTACAACCACAGTGATGATTCGATGACTATATCGACGGCTGGTGATAATCCTCGCATGACTGTAGACGCCTCAGGAAAGATCACGGCCACTACTGGCACATCATCATCCGCTCCGATAATCGTAGGAACAGCCGCACAAGGTCAGGAAGCCGGTATCAGGGTTCACCGAGAAGGCTCAACACGTTCAGGGTTATCTCTGTTCACGGAGTACAATGGTACTCAAGCTGACGTTCTCCACTGCAACTCTGACGGAAGCGTGGGCATTAACGTACCAACCCCCGGAACAAGCCAACTAGCTGTCAAAGGTACTTCGGCATATGGATCAGGCGTTAGGATCTTCTCGGACGATTCAGCCGCTAACTGGGCTAGACTAGACCTGAAGAACGAGAACGCTGGCTCAACGTTTGTAATGTATCAGGATCAAACAGGGGCCTGTGGTATTCGTAACGACGCCCAAACTGCCGGTGGTGCTTCCTCGTTGACGCTTACGGCTGGTGGTAATGTAGACGGCGCTATAAGGTTTGAAACGAAGACAGCTGACGTAGCTATGCTTATCACCACTGATGGAAACTTGCTGGTTGGTAAGACTAGTGCAGCACTCACAGTAGCGGGCTGTCGCATACAGCCAGATGGCGATATACGAATCTCTAAAACGGGTACCGCTGCCGACACGATGATTGGTTTCTATAGAAATGGGTCTAGCACTTCGGTAGGACGTATCGAGTCCACAAGTACGGCCACGGACTACATTACTTCATCAGACGAACGCCTGAAGGATAACATCGTAGACGCACCTGCTGGCAACCTTGACGATCTGAAGGTTCGCTCATTCGACTGGAAGGTTGACGGTTCGCATCAGGAGTATGGCTTCATAGCTCAAGAGCTTGAGGCTGTAGCACCTTACGCTGTGTCTAAGGGTGAGACTGATGAGGACATGTGGGGCGTTGACTACAGCAAGCTAGTTCCAATGCTGGTTAAAGAAATCCAAGACTTAAAGGCCGAAGTAGCGGCACTCAAAGGAGTATAAAGAATGACAACGATTACATGGACAATTAGCGCTATTGATTACAACATAGTCAACGGTAAGAAGGTTGCAACTACGCTGCACTGGCGCTGCTCAGGTGTTGACGCTGACGGTAACACTGGTGGCTCCTATGGTACGCAGGCTGTGTCCACTGATGACACTAGAGCTGCTGTTGACTGGGAATCCATTACAGAGCAGCAGGCTATCGACTGGCTCTTAGCAGACATGGGTGCAGTAACGATGGATGTAGATGAGGAAGGTAACGTCCCTAAGTCTAAGAAGGACACCATAGAAGCTTCTATTGAGGCTCAGGTTGCTGAGAAGGCTAACCCTACTCGGGGTACT